GGGGTAGTATTCTGCACAGGTGCCCTAGAGTTCACGGGGTGTCCATACCGCATCTCACGAGCAAAAGACCGCGAAAGTTCTGCGCGTCCTTCTTCAGGCAAAGATGGATAGCCATCAATGATTTCACCCAAACCGTTACGCTTGAACATCCCTTCATCCACGTCTTGCATCATCAGTGCGTAAGTAGGGATTTTGAACGCCCTGGCAAGGGCTTCAACCTTATCGACGCCAGTCGCGATTTTGGCAATTTCAATGGATGAGATGGTTGATTGTTTGATGCCAGAGATACGCGCAAGCTCGGGTTGAGACCAACCATGGCTCTCGCGCAAGCGTCTGACGTTCTCTGCCAAGATCAGTTTTTGACTCTTTTTCATAAGGGAACAGGCTAGTACCCTTCCCAAGCAATTTGTTACTTGCCCCTCTAACAAAATTTTGCTAGGTTTATCGCCATGGACATCGAATCTCAAATCTGTGCCCTCCGCACCAGGCTGAGGGACTGTCGGGCAACGAACTCCGCTTTGGCTGAGGCTTCGTCTGGAGCCTTGTCGCAAAGCTGGATCTCTAAGTTTCGGTCCGGGCACCTGCATAACCCGAGGGCCGATACCCTGATCGCCCTTGATCGAGCGTTGTTGACTGTTGAATCCAGAAAGGGTGCCGAAAGCGCGCCAAAAATGGCACGCGCGGCTTGATGGGAATTTCATGGGAACTCCTGCTCCCAAAGCGCTGAAGGATGCCGTCCCTGGACGGATAGTCTCCTCAAGCGAGTTTAGTCGAGTAGGGCAATCCCGCTATCCGTACTACTACCCGATTCCCTTTGACCGACCGCCCCCCGCCCATCGTGGCATAGGGGCAGGACCCTCTTCCTTTGAGCGTGATGGAAGCCTTGGCCGCGCGGGCGCATCGTCCGCGCGGTTTTTTTTGCGCGCGAGGCCCTCATGAGCGATGACGAGACTCGGCCCCTGTCGGCGGCGGCCAGGACCATTTTCATCCGCCATTGGCCGCGCCTAGTCGAGGAGGGCGTTGACCTGGGGCTGAGGCCCGGGACGGCCAAGGCGTTCCTGCTGGCGATGCGCTACATCCAGGCGGACCTGATCCGTCTCTATCTGCCCGCCATGTCCCAGGAGCGGGCCTATTGGGCGCGGCAAACCCTGAAGCGGTTGCCGTCATGAAACCCCGCCCGCGCGATTTTCCCGCCGGCCTGCTGGCGGGTCCCTGGGAGGTTCTGGGGCGGTCGCTGCCCGGCGGCCAGGGCAGCGCGCGGCGCTACCGGGTGCGCTGCCGGAGCTGCGCGACGGAGCGGGTGCTGACCCATCTCAAGGTTTCGCGCCTGGTCGCCAAGGACCGGGCGGGGCTGGCGCCGGAGCGCTGCCCGGCGTGCCCGGCGTTACCCGCGGGGCGCACCTGGGACGGTCCGGATTTTTGGCGTCCGGCCGCGGCCTGTCTGCCGCCGGGGATTGTGCCGGCGGCGAGCGCCTGGCCGACGGTGCGGCTGTTATGAGGGAGTTGACGATGGAATTGTGGCAAATCCTGGTGATGAGCTATGTCGCCCCCCTGCTGGCCATCGTGGCACTGGCGGCCATGGAGTTTGGCTGGCAGTGGTGGCTGTGGCGGCGCGAGCAACGGGAGATCGGGGAGATGGAGCGCGAGCGGCTGAAGGGCTTTACGCGCGCGGCGAGTAAAGCGCCGGGCATCGGCCGTGAGCCGGATTGAGCTGGCGGTCATGGCGGTCTGCGCCCTGGCGACGCTGGCGGCGCTGATCAACTGGCTGCTGTTGCTGTGGCCGTGACGCGGGACGCGGGACAACGCTAACAAGAAAGGGTAACGCCATGTCGGAAGACACGATCTACACCATCTGGCCCTGGCAGCGGGGCGAGGGGCGGCTGTGGGGCCTAGCCGGGCCGGCGGGGAGCGGCAAGTCCACCGCGGCGGGGATCTGCGCCCAGGCGGGCTGGGCGCGGCTGAGTTTCGCGGCCCCCTTGCGGGCGGCGGCGCGCGAGCTGTATCCGGCCTGGGGCGACGCGCATTTCGAGCATCCCTGGAAAAACGAGGTGGTCCCTGGCTTTGGGGTGAGCCCGCGCCAGGTGCTGCGGGTGATCGGCGAGACGGCCAGGCGGGTGGACCCGGACATCTGGGTGCTGGCCCTGGCGCGCGAGCTGCGCAAGCTGGTGGCGCGCGGGGCGATGGATGTGATCATCGATGACCTGCGCTTCGAGGCGGAGGCGGAATTCGTGCGCGACCTGGGCGGCAAGGTGATCCACATCCGCCGGGATTGGCAGGATTGGCGCCGGGACCATGCCTCGGAACAGGGCGTGGAGATGATTACCTGGGCGGATACGATGCTCGCCAACCATCAGGGCGCCGACGCCTGGGCGGAGCTATGGCAATCGCTGGCGCATGCGCCATCGCCCGCGGGCAGCCTGGGACTCGCCTATCCGAACGCGGAGGCGGGGCAGGGCCTGAACCTGGACCGTCTCTGGCCGGATGACGACGGCGACGAGGCGTGGCGGGTGGTGGTGCCTCGGGAGGAGGCATGACGGCCGTGGCCAAGGCGGCCTCCGCGGGGCGGTCGGCCCTGGAGCAACTCCAGGACTTTGGCCTGGAGGTGGAGGTGGCCGATACCTCGGGGACCTTGCGCCGGGTCAAGCACGTGGACGACCGGGCGGGGACCAAGAACGGCTGGTACGTGCTGCATGGGTTTATGACCCGGGATGGGCGCGAGCTGATCACCGGGGCCTTTGGCTGGTGGAAGGCGGGGGACGAGAGCCACCGCATCCAGTACGAGACCCAGGGCCTGGAGCGGGCCGAACGCCAGGCCATCGAGGCGCGGCGGCGGGAGTTGGAGCGCCAGGCGCGCGCGGCCCGGGCAGAGTTGGCCCAGGAGGCGGCGGAGCGGGCGCGACGCATCTGGGAGGGCTTGCCCACCGAGGGTCCCTCGGCCTATCTGGCCCGCAAGCGCATCCCGGGCCTGGGCGCGCGCTTTACCCGCGGGACGCTGGTGGTGCCGTTGCGGTCTTCTCCCGAGACCCTGGTCGGGCTGCAATTCATCGCTGGCGACGGCGGCAAAAAGTTTTTGACCGGCACGGCCAAGCAGGGGGCCTATTGCCTGATCGGGCCGGAACCGCAACCGGGCGAATGGCTGGGCATCGCGGAGGGTTACGCCACGGCGGTGTCCTGCCACCTGGCCGGGGGCTTGCCGGTGGCCTGCGCCTTTGACGCGGGCAACCTGCTGCCCGTGGCGCGGGCCTTGCGGGCGCGCTACCCCTGGGCACGCTGCGCGCTGTTGGCCGATGACGACTGGCAAACGGCGGGCAATCCGGGCCTGTCCAAGGCCCAGGCGGCGGCCAAGCCAGTGCGGGGGCGGGTGCTGAGCCCGCGCTTCCCCGAGGATAGCGAGCGGGGCACGGACTGGAACGATCTCTATGTCCTCGCTGGACCCGAGGTCACGCGGGAACAATTGGTGGCGGGCCTGGCGGTCGCCGAGGACGAAGACGCGGGGCCAGGCGCGGCTGAGCAGGGGGAGAGGCTGGCCGACATTCCCATCCCCGATAACGTGGTGGATGGCAACTTCCCGGCCTCGCGGGACTGGATGCTGCGGCTGATCCGCACCGACAAGGGGGCGTTGCAGAGTCGCAGTTTCAACGTGCGGCTGATCCTGGAACACGACCCCGCCTGGGCGGGGGTGCTGGGCTGGTGTCAGTTCTCGGCGCGCATCGTCAAGCGCCGGGCGCCGCCCTATCCGCGCGGCGAGCTGGGCGAGTGGTCGGATGCGGATGACGCGGATCTGCGTTTCTGGCTGGCCGGGCGCTATGCCATCGAGCCCAAGGGCCAGGACCTGGGGGATGCGGTGCTGGGGGCGGCGCGCGCGGCGCCTTTCCATCCCATCCTGGAGTATCTGGACGGCCTGGCCTGGGATGGCACCGAGCGGCTGGATCATTGGCTGCGGGACCACCTGGGGGCGACCACGCCCGACGAGGACCTGGGGGTGGAACCGGGTATGACGGCGGCGGAGGCGCGGCGGCTGCGCGAGCGGGGCCAGCGCTATCTGCGCCGGGTGGGGGCGATGAGCCTGATCCAGGCGGTGGCGCGGGTGCGCAAGCCCGGCTGCAAGGCGGATACGGTGCTGATCCTGGAGGGCGAGCAGGGACGGCGCAAATCGACGGCGCTGATGACGCTGTTCGGGCCGGACTGGTTCAGCGATACGCCCATCGATATCGGCAGCAAGGACGCCTACGAGGCGATCCGCGGCCTGTGGTGCATCGAGATGGCGGAGCTGGACGCCCTCAACAAGGCCGATTCGACCCGGGCCAAGGCGTTTTTCTCCTCGGCGACGGACCGCTACCGGGTCAGCTATGGCCGGCGGGCGCAGACGTTCGCGCGTCAGTGCGTGATCGCCGGCACCACCAACCAGCATCAGTACCTGCGGGATACCACCGGCAATCGGCGCTACTGGCCAGTGCAGTGCGGGGCCATCGCCATCGAGGACCTGGCGGCCTGCCGGGATCAACTCTGGGCCGAGGCCGACTGGCGCTATCGCCAGGGCGAACCCTGGTGGCCACAGGAGCAGGAGCGCGATCTGTTCGAGGAGCAACAGGACTATCGCAGCGAGATGGATGCCTGGGAGCCGCTGGTGGTGAATTTTCTGCAAACGCGCATCGATGCCTTTGGCGGGCGCCTGGACGCGGTGTTCGTCACCCAGCCGGAGATCATGCAGGAGGGCTTGAAGCTGGACCCAGCCAACATGCGCAAGCCGGAGCAAACCCGCCTGGGTTTGCTGATGCAAAAACTCCAGTGGCGGCGAAGGCGTGGCCAGGGGTCTACGCGCCCTTGGGGCTATGTTCCGCCCCGTCAGGGCTGGGGAGCGGGCTATGAAAGGACAGGTCCAGGGGGTCAGCGTGAACCCGCATTTTGAAAATCGGGCACTTGTCCCACCTTGGCGAATTGTCCCACCTTACCAAAAGGTGGGGAAATCGCAGGTGATTGATTTTAATAGTTCCGTCCCACCTGTCCCACCTGTCCCACCTTTTTTATCTCTCGCGTGTGTGCGCGCAGGCGCGCGGGTGCGCGCGCAGGTACGCGCGCGTGCGCGCGCACGCGCATCGTTCATATAGGTGGGACAGGTGGGACAGGTGGGACAGTTATACCAGGATCAGCTATTTAGGATTTCCCCACCTTTTTATAAGGTGAGACGGATTCGCGGAGGTGGGACGGATTCCAGGGACGCGCGGCGGCGATCTAGGCATCCGGTCCCTGACCTTAAGCGGATGCCATGATCGCAGTGGATACAGAGCATGAAGCCGTCTGGGCCAGGCGCGGTCCTTATCACTGGGAGGGTCCTGGCCATTGCCTGGTGAGCGCGGCCCTGGTTGGCGGCGACGCGGCGGAGTGGCGCTACTCGGCCTGGACGGCCATGGACCAGCCGGAACTCAAGTATTGGGATTGGCGGATGCAGGTCGATGCCCGTGAGTGCTATCGACAGGGCCAGCACCCTCCGCAACGGCGGGTTCTGCTCGGGGTTTACCCGACGGCGGCGGAGGCCAGGCAGGCGTGTTTGCGGTGGCTGAAGCGCGGAGAAGCGCCATGGCCTGGAGGGGAGACGCAGGAGGACGCTGGCGTCCAGCCAGGCGTGAGACGACCCGATGGATTGGCTGACGACGAGGTCGCCCCAGCGAGCCTGGTGGACGGCCTGGCGGCCCTAGAAAGCGAGGGCCTGGCCTGATGGATCTGCTGGCCGATACGGCCCAGGCCCTGATCGCGGCAGGCCTGGACGCAAGCCAGGTGCGGCAGGTGATCCGCGAGCAGCGCGCCCGCTGGGGCGGCAGCGCGGTCTATGTGCGGGCCATCGACCGCGACGAGCGCGAGGGCACCATCCGCACCGCGGTGGCCAACGGGATCAATGTCCGGCGCGCGGCGGCCCAGGCGGGGTGTAGCGACGATACGGTGAGGCGGGTATTGGCAAGAGTAGGGGTGGGCTTGAACGTGGCTTAGAGCGGCTTAGAATGGGCCTAACACGGCCCCGCTCGTTGCGTGCTGCTTGCCAGGCGTAACGCTGCGGGGTTTTTTGTCGCCTGGGATCAAGGTCCGGAAAGTGCCGCAAAGTTGACTAGTTTTGCGGCATGAAAAGCAAAATCATGGCAGGGTCGAAACTGTGGGACCAGGTAGGACCGCCATGACCGTCATCACCGAGCGGAACGCGGCGCACGTGCCGGAAGACAAAGATCCGCTAGAGCACCAGGACCTGAACCAGCAACTGGAAATGGGGTTCGCGGGCCATCTGCGCTTGACCCGGCAACAGTACGCCTACGCGACGGTGCGGGGGCGGATGCCGGAGAGCTTCGCCGACTGGCAGTGCAAGTTGCTGTCCGAGGGCTGGGACGAGGCGCGCATCAAGACCGTCTCGCGCAAGCAAAGCAAGGAACTGGCGACCGTCACGGCGCGCTGGAACGCGATTCCGGCGGTGCAGGCGCAGATCGAGTACGAGCGGGCCATCGCCCTGGAGACGCGACTGGCGGAGCCCCTGCGGGCCTGGGAGGCGCAGATGCGCAAATACCTGGCCATGGCGGCGGGCGAGCTGCCGATGGTGCGCACGGTCGATACCGGGGTGGTGATGTGGCGCCGGCAGGAGGGGATGCAGACCCAGATCCCGGAGCGCGTCCTCACCGAGGAGACCTACCTGGAAACCAACCTGACCGCCCTGGGCAAGGCCCTGGAGATGGCGGGGCGGGCGCTGGGGGTGTTCAAGGACCGCACCGAGCTGTCGGGACCCGGGGGCGAGGCCCTGCCGGCGATTCAGGTGCAATTCGTGACGCCGGGCCAGCATGACCAACTGGATCGGGATCAACGGGAACCTGACCGTAAGGACCCGTCCCATGGCTGAGGCCGAGGTGGCCGTGACCCGGGAGCGGGTCCTGGAGGCGTTCCGGAAGGTGCCGCCAGAGACGGGTATCACCACCCTGGGGCTGGCCTGGCTGCTGGGCAACCTGGAGGAGCATCGCATCCGGGCGGCGGTATCCTGGCTGCTGCTGGGCGGCTTGGTGGAGTTGGCCGGGATGCACGTGCGGCGCGACCGGCGGGGCCGGGCCTATCGCGCCAAGCTCTATCGCTGGAGCGGGCGCGAGGAGATCAAGCGGCTGCGACGCAACGAGGAGGAGCGGCGGGCCGCGGCGGAGTCGGATTGCCAGGCCCTGGCGGCGCTGTGGCTGTCGCGGCGCTGGGCTTGAGACCTGGGACTGGGCGGAAACGGCGGGCATGACGACGGGACAGGCTACATCGCGGACGACGGAGCGGACGACGGAGCGGACGACGACACAAGCGACGGTGCGGGCGAATTTCAGCGACAAGCTGGCGGGGTTGTTTGAGCCGCATCGCTACAAGGTCATGTTCGGCGGGAGAGGATCTGGCAAGAGCTGGGCGGCTGCCCGGGCCTTGCTGATCCAGGCGGCCCGGGCGCCGGAAGGTTTGCGGGTGCTGTGCGGCCGCGAGGTGCAGCGCTCGATCAAGGAAAGCGTCCACCAGCTCCTTAGCGATCAGATTCAGACGCTGGAGCTGGGCGGCTTCTACCGGGTGCTGGACACCGAGATCCGCGGGCTCAACGGAGCCAAGTTCGCGTTCACGGGCATGGCCAGCCATACCACGGAGTCGGTCAAGAGCTACGAAGGCTATGACGTGGTGTGGATCGAGGAGGCCCAGACGGTGAGCAAGCGCTCCTGGGACATCCTGACGCCCACGATCAGGAAACCGGGCAGCGAAATCTGGATCACCATGAACCCGGACCTGATCTCGGGCGAGACCTATGTGCGCTTCGTGGTCAATCCGCCCCCGGATAGCTGGGTGATGCAGGTCAACTATCACGACAATCCCTGGTTTTCCGACGTGCTGGAGGCGGAGCGGGCGCATTGCGAGAAGACCCGGCCGGCCAGCGAGTATCGCAATATCTGGCTGGGCGAGCCCTTACGGACGGCCGAGGGCGCCTACTACGCCGAGCAACTGATGGCGCTAAGGGCGGCCGGGCATGTCCGCGAGGTGCCCTATCAGTCCGGGGTGCCGGTCAATACCGCCTGGGACCTGGGCTACAACGATACGACGGCGATCTGGTTTTTCCAGCATATCGCGGGCGAGACGCGGTTCCTGCTCAGCTACCAGAACGCGGGGGAGAGCCTGGAACATTATGCGCGCTATCTCCAGGAGCGCGGCTGGCTGTACGAGCGGCACTATCTGCCGCACGACGCCGAGCACAAGAGCTTGCAGACGGGCAAGAGCACGGTGGACCTGCTGGAGGGCCTGCTCCCTGGCCATCGCTTCGAGATCGTTCCCCGGGTGGAAAACGTGACGACCGGGATCGAGGAGACGAGGCTGAAGCTGGTCGGGGCGGTCTATTTCGACGCGGTGAACTGCCACGAGGGCCTGATCGCCCTGGAGCGCTATCGCAAGGAGTGGAACGAGAAGCTCCAGGCGTTCAAGCCGACCCCGCTGCATGACCAGTACAGCAACTACGCCGATGCCATCCGCCAGTGGGCGCAGGGCTGGCGGCCGGGTGGGGCGATGGGGGCGAAGAAGGCGAAACGGCCCTCGGGCTGGAGAGGGGTGTGATGCGCAAGATCGTTCAGATTGCCACCAGGCCAGAGACGCGCTGGAGTTACGGGGACATCGTGGCGCTGTGCGACGACGGCAGTCTGTGGTGGCTAGTCTTCGATGAGCCCGAGCCGGAATGGATCGCCTTCCCGCCGATTCCGCAGCACGACCTGACGCCCTGGACGCCGCCCAGGCCAGCAAAAAACAAGGCGGAAACGTGCCCCCAGGATGCTAATCGCCAGCGCATCATGACCCGATTGAAGCCTCTGACCGACCGCTTTGGGTCGGATCGGGGCGATAACGCCGATGGGTGGTGAGGAACGAAGATGGGCATGGTGATCGGGGGTGAACGGGCATGGCGGCGGTTCCGCAAGGGGGACATCGCCATCGCCTTGCATTGGATCAACGGCGAGCCGGCGATGGTGTTGTTTCCGGCCCTGGTGACGGAAAGCCGCTTGCGGCGCATCGTGCCCTTCGTCATCCCGCTATCGGTGGGTCACGAGTACGTCAACTCGTCCGGGCATCCCAACCTGCTGAGGGCGCTCAAGGGCGCGACCGAGGCGGCGGCCTGCCTGGGGATGCTGCCCGAGGCAAGCACGGTCTATCGCATCGTCGATGCCATCGTCGAGGCCATGCCGGACCTGGTGGCCATGCCGCCGGAACCAGAGGCCCTGCGGAAAGCGGATCAGGGGCCGGCGGTGGGCGAGATGAGCCTCAGGGCCGGCGGCAAGCTGGTCCATGAGGAAGTGGTGCGGCTGCCGGAAACGGGCTTTACCCAGGCGGCAATGACCCGCTTGGCGGCGGCCAACGGGGAGGTGGCCTGATGATCCGCGAAGATGGCATGACCTTGAGCGTCAGCGACTCGCCCTGGGACGATCCGACCCGCTTCGGCGGGGTGGCGCCGGTTCCGGAAAGCGAGAAAGGAAAGACGCGGCGCAATGCGCTGGATTCGGTGGCCAACCGCAAGCGCTTGTCGAGGCTGAAGGACTGGTGCGAGCAGGAAAAGCAACGCCAGGCGGCCAATCGCTATCAGATGGCCCTGGATACCGACTATTACGACTCGCTCCAGTGGAGCGAGGACGACGCCCAGGTGTTGCTCGACCGCGGCCAGGCGCCGGTGGTGTACAACGAGATCGCGCCCACCATCAACTGGATGCTGGGCACGGAGCGGCGCACCCGGATCGACTACAAGGTCCTGCCGCGGCGCAAGGAGGAGGGCGATCTGGCCGAGGTCAAGACCAAGCTCCTTAAGTACCTGAGCGACGTGAACGGCGAGCCCCTGGCGCGCTCGCGGGCCTTCTCCCAGGCGGTCAAGGCGGGGGTGGGCTGGATCGAGGTGGGCATCCGCGGGGACGAGACCGACGAGGCGATCTTCTACCGGTCCGAGGACTGGCGCTACGTGCTCTACGACAGCCAGAGCGTGGAGCCGGATCTGAGCGACGCGCGTTACCTGTTCCGGGTCAAGTGGCTGGACGGGGACGTGGCCGAGGCGCTGTTCCCGGAGCGGGCCGGGATCGTCCGGCAAGCGACGGTCAGCTCGGCCAGCCTGGGCGAGGACGATGACGACGACCCCTGGTATCTGGGGGAGCGGGTGACGGAGCCGGGGAGCGACTATGCCAGCGTTGGCAAGTACCGGCCCTTCGACGCCGGCGCCCTGGGGGAGGTCAAGCGCGATCGCGTCAAGCTGACCGAAGCCTGGTATCGCGAGCCCAAGCGGATGGAGACCTTCAGATCGGGGCCGTTGACCGGCGAGCGCTTCGACCCGGCCAATCCCGCCCATCAGCACGCGGTGGCGCAAGGGGCATCGGTGTACGACGGCCTGGCGATGGAGGTGCGCTGCGCCATCTATTGCGAGGCTGGCTTGCTGTACGAGGGGCCTTCGCCCTATCGCCATGGGCGCTTCCCCTTCGTGCCGGTGTGGGCCTATCGGCGCAGCCGGGACAATGCCCCCTATTCGCCCATCCGGGTGATGCGGGACAGCCAGGACAGCCTCAACAAGCGCGGTAGCAAGGCGCTGTGGATTCTCTCGGCCAACCGGGTGATCGCCGAGGAGGGCGCGGTTGACGATTGGGACCAGTTGCGCGAGGAGGTGGCGCGGCCGGATGCCCTGATCGTCAAGGCCAGGGGCAAGGAGATGATCGTCGATCGCGACGTGCAGCTCGCCGATCAGCATCTACGGCTGATGGACCGCGACGCCATCGCGATCCGCAACGGCGGGGGCGTGACGGCCGAGAACCTGGGGCGGGAGACCAATGCTTCCTCCGGCAAGGCGATCATCGCCAGGCAGGACCAGGGCACGGTCGTTACCAGCGAACTCTACGACAACCTGCGCTGGGCGACGCAATGGGCGGGCGAGCTTGAACTGTCCCTGGTCGAGCAGTTCTTCACCCAGGAAAAGGTGGTGCGGCTGGTCGGGGACCGCGGCAACGCCAGCTTCGTGGCCATCAATCGGCCGGACCCGGCGACGGGCCAGATCCTCAACGACGTGACCAGCAGCAAGGCCGATTTCGTGGTGGCCCAGCAGGATTATCGCGACTCGCTGCGGCTGGCGATGTTCGAGAGCCTGTTCGAGGTCGTCTCGCGGTTGGCGCAGATGAACCCGGCCATCGCCCTCAACCTGCTCGACCTGGTGGTGGAGATGGCGGACGTGCCGAACCGGGACGAGCTGGTGTCCAGGATTCGCCAGTTGAACGGCCAGCGCGACCCCGAGGCCGAACCCAGCCCCGAGGAACAGCAACGGATGGCCCAGCAGGCGGCCCTGCAACAGGCCCAGCAGCAATTGGCCATGGCCCAGATGGAGGCGACGGTCGCCAAGCTCCAGGCCGAGGTGGACAAGCTGCGGGCCGATCAGGAGCAAAGCCTGGCGATCAGCATCAATAAGCGCCTGGAGGCGATGTATTCCGCCCTGCAATCGGCCCAGATCGTCGCCCAGGCCCCGGGCGCGGCGGCGATGGCCGACGAGATCATGAAGGGCGCCGGGTTCAAGGACCCGGTGCTGGCCGAGGAACAGGCCCTGGTGCAACAGGCGGCCCAGGCGCAGCAGCAAGCGGCGCAGCAGGCGGCGCAGCAAGCCGCGCAACGGCAGGCGATGCAAGGACAACAGGCCCAGCCGGCGGGGATGGACCAGGCCATGGCCATGGGCCAGCCGGCGGGGATGGACCAGGCCATGGCCATGGGCCAGCCGGCGGGGATGGACCAGGCCATGGCCATGGGCCAGCCGGCGGGGCTGGATCAGGCCATAAACATGCCCATGGCTCCAGGAGCGGGAGGGCCATCGTCCCTCGATGGGGCGAGGATGGGGATTGAGACGCCCGGCAACGATGGTGTGAGGAGCGCGTGATGCAACCGATTTTTCCCCCAGGTGCCGCAAAAGCTGCGCGCGACGAGCTGCCAGCCGGCGGCCCACCCCCGATGGATGCCATGCTGGACGAGTTTCGCCAGCGTGAACAACGACGGCGGGAAATTGCGGCGCTGGCTCAGGCGGAAAGCCAGGCGAGGATGCAGGCGATCGGTGACGAGGTAAATAATCTGTCAGGTAGAGCATCCGAAAGATATCAGTACACTCCAAACCTTGGCAACTATTTAGCTGCTTTGGGGAGAGGGGATACCCCGGAACAGTTTAACGCCTTATACCCTGAAAATCCGGATAGACAACCTAAAAATTGGAAAGAATCAACTGCGGATTTTATTGGCAGTGTTGCTGCGCAGACACCTGATGTTATTCCTATGGTTGCCACCACGGCAACAGCTACCCCTATCGGAGGAATGGCGGTAGGTTTTGCGACCGAGGCCGCCAAGAGTCTACTGGACGATTACCTGCGCGGAAGACCATCAAGCCTGTTAAGAGCGATAAATTCAGGCGCTTTGGGAGGAATGGGAGGAGGTATGGCAGCGAAATTTGTTCCAAACACTGCGCGTGGTAATTTCATAGAAAATATCATGCGCATTATCACGTCAGAAGCCATGACGGACGTTCCTGAAGAGACAATGCAGCGCTTTGATGACTGGTTAAAGCAACAGGAACCTGCAAGCAAATAACCAATAAATCGGTAAGCTTTATAATTTAATGAAAGGCTATTGATATCTCTCTAAAAATGACAGCGGAAAAAAACAATAAATATGCTAAAGCATCATTGTCTGAATTCCGTGAAATCACGTAAGACGCGATAAGGGAAGATATAGAAAGAAATACAAGCAGGTTAATCATGATGAACCTCCTTTCGACAACTTCAGTGTAGCAAAAAAGGCGAGAAGATGAGCAAGATGCTTGACGAGCATTTGACGGGCCTATCCGACGAGGAACGCGCGGCCCTGGTCGAGGATGAGGGCGATGACGAGGCCAACCGCGCCCTGTTGAAGTCGTTGCTGAACAGGGCCATCGTCCCTCGATGGGGCGAGGATGGGGATTGAGACGCCTGGCAATGATGGTATGAGGTAGGCATGGGCTAGGTATTTACAACTATGGAGGCTCCAATGGTAAGCAGCGATAAAGAATGGCAGGCTGAAGAGGATCTGAGGACCTTGATGGAAGCCAAGCGCATCAAGGCCGATCCCAAGCGCTACAAGGCGGCCATCGCCAAGGGGCGCGAGCGGCTGGACACGATGATGAAAATCGTCAGCGACGATGACGCGAGCGAGGACAAATGAAGGGTTCGCCATGGAAAGCATGACCGATGTATCCGAATGGCAGGCCCATCGCGACCTAGACACGCTGGTACAGGCCATGGAAGTCATCGCGGACCACCAGCGCGTGGTCAACATGATCAAGCTGGCTAAGTTGCGTTTTCGCGATGTGATCAATGCCGCCGAGCGGGGGGCCGCGGAGCGCGGCTGGCAACGGGTTGGATCGAATCAGGCGGAAGTGACCGCAAAGAGCAAAAAGGGTAAACGATGAGCAAGTTGCTAGACGATGATCTGATGGGCCTGTCCGACGAGGAACGCGCGGCCCTGGTCGAGGACGAGGGCGATGACGAGGCTAACCGCGCCCTGTTGAAGTCGTTGCTGAACGACGATGACGACGACCTGGACGACGGCGACGGCGACGATGACGGCGATGAGGGTCCCTTATCGGGCAGGAAGGGCGCGAGCGAGGATGGCCAGGCGGAGGCGAGGGCCGATGCCGGGAGCGCCGGCGACCAGGACCAGGGCCAGGAGGCGGCGGACCGGGCGCAGGCGGAGTTTCAGCCGGTCTATGTCGCCCATCCGGTGGAGAACTATGCCGAGCGCATGGGGGTCTTGAGCCAGCAGCAGCGCGACCTGGCCAAGGGCTACGAGGACGGCGATTTCGACCTGGCGGAGTATCAGACCCGGCTGCGGGCCTTGACCGAGCAGGAATGGGCCTTGCGCGAGCAACAGCTCAAGGCCAGCCTGGCCCAGGAGCAACGGGCGCAGCAGATGGCCCAGCGCTGGCAGTGGGAACAGGAGCGCTTTTTCGGCCAGGCGGCGAACAAGGCGTATCGCGAGGACCCGGTGATCGGGCCGGCCTTCGCGGCGGCGGTGCAACTCTTGGCGTCGGACGCCAAGAACGATCAGCGGCCCATGGCCTGGTTCCTGGAGGAGGCCGACCGACTGACCAGGGCGCGCTTCCGGGTGAGCGACGAGGCGGCCGCGGCCAAGGGCGCCGGCGGCCATGGCCAGGCGGGGGTCAATGGCAAGGAACGGACGCGCGCGGGCGGCAACGGGGCGCGGGTGCCGCCCAGCTTGGGCGGACTGCCGGCGGCCAGCCTGCCGGAGACCGGGGCGGACGAGTTCTCGCGCCTGGATCGGCTGGAGGGCCTGGAACTGGAGCGTGCCCTGTCCAAGCTCAACGAGGCCGAGATCGACCGCTATCTGCGGGCCAGGGCCTGAAGCCCGTTTCTGGCGAGGCGCGTCGAATGGCGATCCCGAACCGTGACGAGGTAAGCGATGCCCAGCCTGCATGATCTGCGCATCGGCGAGTCGCTGACCCTGGCCGGCAACGGCCAGGTGCGCGTGACCCTGCTCGCCAAGTCGGGCCGGCTGGCCCGGCTGGAGATCGCCGCCGACGAGGCGGTGGAGATCCAGGTCGAAGCGGGCCAGGCGCCCGCGACCGGCGAAGCCAGGGAGCCCCAGCCGGACCGGGCGGCCTGGGAGCGCTGGAACCGGCAACGGTTCGGTCATAAATGCTAATCGCGCCCCTATCCTAGGCCCTACACCATCCGGGTAAAGCGCGCAGGAGTGCGCTCCGTGAGTTGTCAACTCTCATTGGAGCGTATTCCATGGCCAAGACTCTCGTTGGCGTCGGCGACGCCAAAGCAATCAAGCGGTTTTCCGCTTTCCTGGCGGTCGATTCCAGCCGCAAGAGCTATTTCAACCGCAAGTTCATGGGGCAGGGCGAACAGGCCCAGACCCCTCTCCAGACCCTGCCGCATCTCGAACGCGATGCCGGCGACCAGATCAGCTACGACCTGGTGATGCAGCTCAAGATGAAGCCCGTCCAGGGCGACTCCGTGTTGCGGGGCAAGGAGGAAGACCTCAAGTTCTACACCGACAGTCTCTACATCGATCAGTTGCGCGGCGGCGTCAACACCGGCGGCAAGATGAGCCGCAAGCGCACCCTGCACGACATGCGCATGATCGCCCGGGATCGCCAGTCCGACTGGTGGGCAAGGCTGTTCGACGAGACCCTGTTCATGTACCTGTCGGGCGCCCGGGGCATCAATGCCGACTTCGTCGAGGACACCAGCTTTACCGGCTATGCCGGCAATGCCTTCGTCGCCCCCGATAGCGAGCACATCCTCTACGGTGGCGATGCCTCCAGCAAGGCCACGGTCGATAGCGCCGACAAGCTCAGCCTGGCGACCATCGATAAGGCCTTGAGCCGCGCCGAGACCATGGGCGGCGGCACCACCGGCACCCCGGAATTGCAGCCGTGCATGATCGACGGCGAGCCGCATTACGTGCTGGTGATGCACCCCTGGCAGGAATACGACCTGCGCACCAATACCTCGACCGGGCAATGGCTGGACATCCAGAAGGCCGCGGCCGGGGCCGAGGGCAAGGCTAACCCCATTTTCCGGGGCGGGCTGGGCATGTACAACAACGTGGTGCTGCACAAACACAAGGGCGTGATCAGGTTTAGCGACTACGGGGCGGCCTCCCCGGCGGTCGTCAAGGCCGCGCGCGCCCTGTTCCTGGGTCGCCAGGCCGGCGTAGTCGCCTTCGGGTCCCCCGGGACCGGACTGAGATTCGACTGGCACGAGGAGATGGAGGACCGCGAGAACCAGGTGGTCATCACCACCAGCTCCATCTTCGGCGTCAAGAAGACCGCCTTCACCATCGACGGCACCAGCCGTGACTTTGGCGTCATCGCCATCGACACCGCAGCCGCCGATCCGTCCGCCTAATCGTCCACCTGATCATTGAGCGAGGAGAATTGACATGACGACTGCTGCACTGGTGTATCGCTCGGATTGGGCGACGGGCAAGAAACCCATGCCGACCCCGAATGGGCCGGAAGTGGTGCACTGCCTAATGGCACTCACCCTGACCGAGGCCCAGGTGGATGCCCTGGCGGCCAACGACCTGGTGATCATGGGCTATCTGCCGGAGGACTGCGCCTTCGTCGATGCCGCGGCCGCCATGTCGGCGGGCATCGATACCGGATCGGGCCTGGACCTGGACTTTGGCGTGGTCAACGACGGCGAGACCGACCTGGCGACCGAGTTGCAGAACTCGATCCTGGTAGACGGCACGACCAGCCTGGCCCGGGTGACGATGACCGAGACCCTGTTGACCCTCAATACCGATGGCAAGACGCGCAAGAAGCTGGGCTTCAAGGTGGCGACCGCGGCCACGACGCCCAAGGCCGGGACCATCTGGCTGAGTCTGGCCTATCGCGCGACGGCCTTCGGCGCCTAAGGCGCCTGATCGGCGACGCAAGGGGGGCCTGGCCCCCCTTAAACGGTAAACGACCCGCGCACGAGGTGAGACATGGGTATTACGGGAACGGTAAGCGCGCATCAGGACGAGAAGCTCCTGGCGGAAGAGATCGCGACCGACGGCGACGTGGCGGTCGGCGACGATTTGAGCGTGACTGACGATGCCAGCGTCGGCGACGACCTGGCGGTGGGCGGCGATCTGACTGTGGCCGGTACGGCGGCCGTGACCGGCAATGCCTCGGTCGGTGGCAATCTGACCATCACCGGCGGATTGGGCGTCGGCGCCCAGCCGGTGGCGCACTCCATCGCCATCGCCCTGGCCGCGTCGGCCACGACGGACGGCATGGATATCACGGTGACGGTGAAGGATGCCGATGGCAAGGCCATCTCTGGCATTCAGACCCTGATCCTGTACATGAGCGAGAGCAATTCCGGGGCGGGGATCACGGGCGATACCTACTCCGGGGCGCTAACGGCTACGACCGGGGCCATCCTGGTGAGCTGGGAAGGCAAGAACGCCTATCTGGTGGCCACCGGCGCCGGCGGGGTCTTTGCCGCGACCCTGGTGGATGACGCCAATCCGGCCGACCAGTACGTGGTGGTGATCCATCCCCTGAGCGGGCGGCCGGTCGTCTCGGCGGTATCCGGGACCAAGTGGCAGGGGGCGAGTTGATGCGGGTCCTGAGCCTGATCCGGCGCGACCAGGGCCATGAGGTGGTCATGGAGGGCATTTCGTACGCCTTTCGTCGCCCGGATTGGGCCTGCGAAGTGCGCGATCCGCGCCATGCGGCGCGGTTTGCCGCCATCAAGGAAGGCTACCGGCTGGAGCCGGAGCCCTTGGCGCTGGCGGCAACGGCCCAGCCAACCCGGCAAGCGGTAGAGACGGGTCCAACCGAGCGTCAGCCGGGGCTAGGTTCAACCGAGCAGGAGTCGGTGGCCAGCGCCGGCAACACGGCGGCGAGCGCTGGCAACGCCGCGCCCAGGACGGGCATGGCGACTACTCCGCGACGGCGCGGCCGGCCGCGTAAGCCTGAGACCGGAAGCGGCTGATGGCCAGCCTCGACGCCTTCCTCCCCCTGATCCGCGGTCGTCTGCCTGCCTGCCCGGATTTCATCCTGCGCGACGCGATTCGCGATGCCTGCATCGCGTTCTGCAAGCGCACCCGGTTGCTGGAGGAGGACGTAAGCCTGGCGCTTACCGCCGGCAACGCCACGGCGGCGCTCTATCCCCTGGGCGGCCAAGCCTGGGAGGTGGTGCGGGTGCGGCGCGGCACGCAGGTCTTGCGCCAGGGCAGCGCGGCGGTCTTTCGCGAATTGGGGCTGGATACCCAGAGCGGAACTCCCAGCGCCTATTACCTGGACGGCGCCCTCAACCTGGTTTTTGGCCCGGTGCCCGACGCGGACGAGACGCTGACGGCGACGGTAACGGTACGCCCGGACGATACGGCGACGGAAGTCGACGAGGTCCTGTGGACCGATTACCGGGAACCGTTGGTGGCGGGGGCGCGGGCCTGGGTGCGGCGCAACTACGGGGAATGGATCAATCCCCAGGCCGAGGCCGAGGACCGGCTGATTTTCGAGCAAGCGGTCCACAACCAGAACGTGCGCCGGACGCGCGGCGGGGTGGGTTATCCCTTGCGGGTGCAGGCCCATGCCTTTTGAACGGCTTGGCCGCGGCCCTGGTTCGATCCGCGCTAGGCGCCTTGCGCCCAGTCCTACTTTGGACGACTAAGTTTTTTCGATTGGCCCGCGGGGCCGGAGCGATAGATGTCAACCGCAACCATTGGCGACATTGTGACGCGGGCCGATGTGATCCTTCAGGACAATAACGTCCGCTGGCCGGCCTCGGAATTGCTGTATTGGCTGAATGACGCCTACCGGGCCATTGTCATGATTCGGCCCGATGCCAACATGCAAAGCGGCACCTTCGCGTGCGCGGAGGGGACCCGGCAGGACCTGGATAAATCGCCCGGCGGTTTTCCGACCGCGCTCCGACTTCGCTCCGTGGTGCGCAACATGGCCGCGACCAGCGCCAAGCGGGCGATCCGGCCGCAGACGCGCGAGGTGTTGGACGACCAGCGCCCTGGCTGGCACAACGAGACCAAGACGGTCGATATCCAGCACTCCATCTACGATCCGCTCAATCCCAAGGAGTTTTACGTCTATCCGCCCGCCACCAGCGCGGCCGAGGTGGAGGTGGTCTATTCCTCGGTTCCGACCCAGCACAAGATCGGCGATACCGGCATTACCGACGAGGCGGCCATCAAGGGTTCGACCGTCGTCATCCGCCTGGACGACATCTACGTCAATCCCATCCTCGACTATATCTTGTATCGCGCCTATGCCAAGGATGCCGAATACGCGGCCAATGCCGAACGGGCCGCGGCCCATTTCGCCGCCTTCAGCCAGGCGCTTGGGGCTAGCACCCAGGCCGACGCCGGCATGGTGGCGCCGGACCTGAGCCGCAGTTCCGGTAATCACGGATCGAATTGAAGCTATTACCGCGGGTTAGGCCCATGACCACAGTTCGCATCCCCCCGATTATCGACGGCGAAGGGACGGTCTATCGCACCACCCTTCAGGTGTCCCTGGTGGACGCCAATCGCGTTCCGGTGATCGGCCTGACCGCCGCGGACGGGTTGACCACCGAATACCAGAGCGAGTCGCTGGCGGCGGCGGTGGAGATCGACCTGGTGCCGCAGACCCAGATCGCCCTGCTGGGCGGCGGGGCGACCTGGTACAAGGTGACGCTGATCAGCCAGGCCGGTAAACGGCTGACGCAGACCTGGTACATCCAGGTGCCGGATAGCCAGGCGACCCAGGAGTTGACCGACCTGATCGGGGCGGCCGCCATCGACCCGGCCAGCATTACGGCGCAGTTGATGGTGACGATGGAGGGCCATGTCGCCACGGCGGGCGCGAGCGCCAGCGCGGCGGCGGGTTCCGCCCAGACGGCGAGCACCCAGGCGGGCCGGGCGGCCGATGAGGCCGACGACGCCGAGGGCTTTGCCACGGCCGCCTCCGGTTCGGCGAACAATGCCAGCCTCAGTTCCGCCCTGGCGCAGAACTGGGCGACCAAGACCGATGGCGAGGTGGAGACGGGCCAGGGCTATGGCGCCAAGAAGTACGCCCAGGACGCCGACCAATCCGCCGCGGACGCCAGCGATAGCGCGGACCTGGCCCAGGAGTGGGCGACCAAGACCGCGGCCGAGGTGGCCACGGGCGAGGGTTATGGGGCCAAGAAATACGCCCAGGACGCCGCCCAGTCTGCCGGAGATGCCAGCGGCAGCGCGGACCTGGCCCAGGAGTGGGCCACCAAGACCGCGGCCGAGGTTGAAACCGGCCAGGGCTATGGGGCGAAAAAGTATGCCCAGGACGCCAGCCAGTCGGCCGGCGATGCCAGCGATAGCGCCGATCTCGCCCAAGAGTGGGCGACGAAGGTCGATGCCGAAGTCGTCTCAGGCCAGGGTTACGGCGCCAAGAAATACGCCGCGGATGCCAGCCAGTCGGCGAGCAATGCCAGCGGCAGCGCCGATCTGGCTCAGGATTGGGCCACCAAGACCAACGGCGAGGTAGAAACTGGCCAGGGTTACGGGGCCAAGAAATACGCCCAGGACGCCAGCCAGTCGGCCAGCGATGCCAGCGGCTACGCTCAAGCGGCCGCCGGTTCGGCGGACACGGCGAGCGGCCAGGCCAGCGCGGCGAGCGACAGCACGACCCTCGCCCAGAATTGGGCGACCAAGACCGCAAGCGAAGTCGTCCAGGGCCAGGGCTACGGGGCGAAGAAATACGCCGAAGACGCGGCGGCTAGCGCCAACGCGGCAGCCGCTAGTTACGACAGCTTCGATGACCGTTATCTGGGTTCCAAGTCCAGCGCGCCCAGCAAGGACAACGACGGCAACAACCTGGCGACCGGCGCCCTGTACTGGAACAGCACCAACGGGGCGATGTATGTCTGGAACGGCAGCGCCTGGGTAGTGGCGGCGGACAATCTGGTAACGGAGACCGACGCGCGGGTGCTGGCCGATGCCCAGTTGCAGGATGGGTTGAGCTATGCGCTCGATCTGGCCTTGCAGGCGGCGAGAGAACTGCCTGGGGTGACGGCCATCGCGACGGCGGCGGCCCTGGCGGCGGTTAACGCCCTGCTGGCCACGTACGAAAACACCATGGATACCGGCTCTATCGCCATCGCCAAAGCCATCGACCTGGCCGGCCAGGTGGCGCGCGAGATTGCGGGCGGCAGGGTCAATCTCTCCCTGGGGGCGGCCAGCGAGCCCGCCCTGAGTCCCCTTGGCGGCCTGGACACGGGGCTGTGGTTTCCCGCGGTCAATGCCCTGGCCCTGAGCACGGCGGGGGTAGAGCGGCTGCGCCTGAGCAGTACCGGCCTGCTGGGCCTGGGCACCAATGCCCCCTCCTGCCTGCTGGATGTCAACGGCGACAAGCTGCGCCTGCGCACCGCCAAGACCCCCAGCGCGGCCAACGACACCGGCAGCGCCGGGGAGGTCTGTTGGGATGCCAGCTATGTCTATGTCTGCACCGCGACCAACACCTGGAAGCGGGCCGCCATCGCGACCTGGTAATGCCCATGCCGCCGCGCCCTCCCGTTTCCTGGAGCCCTACCTAAGATGCCCGATTACCACGAATCGACGTTGAGCGGTCAAGCCTGGCAACGCTGCCAGCAGATCGTCATCGACAACAGCCGCGGGGCGGTGCCCACGGTGCGCTTTGACGAAGAGCGGGTCCTGGCCCTGGATGACGGCAGCGAAATCCGCCGGCCCCTGGGGTCGCTGACGCTGGACTACGAACCAGGGCGCGTCATCCCCTTGCGCGACCCGCTGAGCGGGGAGACGACGGGCGCCAGCCTGAGCATGGGCGAGGTCTATCGGGTGCTCTATTCCGCCTACCTGGACGCCGCCCTGGCGCGCGACGCGGCCCAGCATCCCCATACCGATCCCTTGGCCGCGGACGATCAGGCCGACACGGGCGATCCGTCCGTTCCCGATCCGTCCGCGGACGATCCGCTTGCGGCCCCCATGGAGCCTGAGGTTTAAGCCATGTCACTGATCATCAATCTGCCGGACACCCTGCGCAAGTCGGTCGAGTCGGCCAGCCAGGGGCGCAACACGGTCATTTATACCGCCAAGGGCCAGCCGTGTTTCATGTTCGTGCTGCCCAAGTTCACCCTTCAGTCCATCCATGCCGATCTCGGCACCGGCACCCATCCGGCCTTCATTGTCGATGGGGTGGAAAAGAGCGAGATGCTGATCGGCATGTACCAGGGCTGTCTGCTCAACGACGAGGTGGTGAGCCAACCGGGGCGGGCGGTCTATCAGAACATCAACTTCGATGTCTTCAACACCAAGGTCCGCCAGAACAACAACGGCACCACCATCACCGGCTGGCATGGCATCACCAACGCCGAATGGGCGGCCCTTGCCCTGTGGTGCTGGAAGAACAATTACCTGCCACGCGGCAATACCGCCTATGGCCGCAGCCACGCGGTGACGACCGAGTATGGGGTGCAGGAGACCGGGCGAGCCATTACGGATGGCAGTAGCGGAACACGCATCCTATCCGGTTCGGGACCGGCCACCTGGCGACACGACGCCACGCCCTTTGGCATCGCCGACCTGACCGGCAACGTCTGGGAATGGACCTATGGGCTGCGGCTCAATGGCGGCGAGATCAACGTCATCGAGAACAACAATGCCGCCGGCGCGACCGATTTTGCCGCCAATAGCGCCGAATGGAAGGCCATCGATGGCACGAACGGCAACCTGGTGGCGCCGGGCAGCAACAACACCGTCAAGATCGCCGCCTCGGGGACCGCGGACTACACCCTGGTTATCGGCGCCAGTGCGGCGGCCTTCCAGGGCATGACCAATCCCGGCGGCAATGGGGTGGGTGCCACGGCCCTGGCCAAGCTCAAGGCGCTGGGCATCTATCCGCTGAGCAGCAACCTGACCAACAGCCGAGCCAACGAACACGCGGGATCGGTATGGCATAACGTCTCGGGCGAGCGCCTGTCGTTCCGCGGTGGCGGCTGGATCATCGCTGCGTACGCGGGGGTGTTCTCCTTGATCCTCAACGACGATCGCTCGGATGCCTACGCGTACCTCGGCTCTCGCCCCGCTTTTGTCGCCTGAGTACTGGTGGCTGAAATCTGCTGGCCGGGCGGTAGCCCGGCTCTTCCACCCAAGGCTTAGATAAGCGCCCATGACCCTAACCGCCTCAACGATCAAACCCAGGATAGCCAGCCATGAGTCGTGGCGACTTCAATCCGCCGCCGCCCAAGGTGACGGACTTACTGATCCGACAGAAGGCCGTGGCCATGATCGGCTGGGCCTATACCGCCCTGCGCCAGTTTCCCAAGTGGGAGCGCCATGTGCTGAGCGCGGAGATCCGCCGGACCCTCTGGGGGATGCTGCGGCTGATCGTGGTGTGCAACAAACGCTATTACAAGAAGACGACGCTCCAGGACCTGGACGCGGAGTTGGACCTTTTACGCGAGCAGGTTCGGTTTGCCTTCGACCAAGGCTATCTGGACCTGCGCCGTTACGAGCACTGGTCCGGGCTCAACGACGAGATCGGCCGCATGATTGGCGGCTGGATCAAGGCGATGAGCCAGGCCCCTGCAAGGGATGCGGGTTAATCCGCCTGTCGATCCGCGGTGGCAACTGGAACAACGCAGCGAACGCGGGGGTGTTCTCCTTGAACCTCAACAACGATCGCTCGAATGCCAACACGAACATCGGCTCTCGCCCCGCTCTTGGGAGCAGTCCGCGCCTGAAACCCGTCGCCTCTCGGGCGACGGGGCCGTGCCGCTGCCAAAAGGACGCGCATTCCTCGGCCCAAAGCCGAAAAACTAAACAGGCAGGCCGTTCCCGTATCCCTTCCGGGGAGAGCGTCCGGCCCTGCCGCCTTTTCGCGGGCCTGGAAAGCTGAGCATGGCGCGCACTCACGGTCAACTTTACGACGCGATCTGCGAGTTTGGCAGCCTGCTGGCGGCCTATCGCCGGGCGCGACGCGGCAAACGCCAACGCGAGGCGGTGCAGCACTTCGAGCAGGACCTGGAGGGCAACCTCTTGCGTCTCCAGCGCGAACTGCGCGACGAGAACTACCAGGTGGGCCGCTATCACGTCTTTCAGATTTACGAGCCCAAGCCACGCGCGGTGGCGGCCCTGCCGTTTCGCGACCGCATCGCCCAACACAGCCTGGTCGCGCAACTGGAACCGATCTTCGAGCGCGGTTTCATCGCCGACAGTTATGCCTGCCGCCCAGGCCGCGGGCTGCACCGCGGCGCCGACCGGGCGCAAGCGATGTTGCGCGCCGTCAAGCGCCAGTATGGGCGGCTCTACGTGCTCAAGGCCGATGTCGCCAGTTATTTCGCCAGCGTCGATCACCAGGTGCTGATGGCGATGCTGGCGCGCAAGATCCGTTGCCAGCGCACCCTCAAGCTGTGCCAGCGCATCCTGGACTCGCATGGCGAGACGCTAGCGGGGCGGCGGGTGGGAATGCCCATCGGCAATCTGACCAGCCAGTTGTTCGCCAATATTTATCTCAATGCCCTGGATCAGTTTGTCAAGCGGGTGCTCAAGTGGCGGCATTATCTGCGCTACATGGATGACTTCGTGCTGATCGGCCCGGATAAAGCCCAATTGCACGCGGCCATGGGGCGCGTGCGCGCCTTTCTGGCGGAGCGGCTGCGCTTACAGTTGAACCGCAAGACCCAGGTCTTTCCCGTGGCCTTGCAACGGGGCCGGGGACTGGATTATCTCGGCTATCGCCTCTGGCCAACTCACCGGCGGCTACGCAAGGCCAGCATTGCGCGCATGGCCTACACCCTGCGCCGCAGCCAGCGCGACTACTGGGCGGGGCGGTTAAACTGGGCGCGGCTGCGGGCACGGATTCAATCTTGGCTGGCCCATGCCAGCCACGCGCAAACCTGGGGCCTGCGCTGGCGACTGTTGGGGGCCTTTCCGATTGGCGGACCACGACCTATGGGAGCAAGGGCATGATGCTATTCGATCCTCCCGCCATCGCCTTTTGGTGCTTCGCGATGTGCGCCCTGTTGGCCCTGCTGGCGCAGGTAATCTCATGACCAAGACGGAAATCCTGGCCCTCCAACGTCGCCTCAACCAAAGCGGCTTTGCCCACCAGGTCAATGGCGAGCCCTTGGTCGAGGATGGCATCTATGGACCGGACACCAATCGGGTCTATCGCGCCTGGCTGGATCGCGATACCTCAGTTCCGACCGTGGCACCCGAACCCGCCAAGCCCTGGTGGACCAAGCGGGCATTGCTAGGCGGACTGGCAACTGTGTTGGCATCGATTGCCGGAATCGTCGGCTGGAGCATCGAAAGTGCACAGCTTCAAGAGATTTTTGTCTCCGCCGCGACATTGGCTACCGGAATCGTGGCGATGTGGGGCGCGATGCGTAAAGACCAGGCACCGATTGACCCGACTCTGCTGGCTCGCCTCGGCACTCGCGATGTGCGGCTGCCAGTGCGCGCCGAGCGCCCGGCTGCTGACGCTACCGGCAATACCGATCCGCGCGGACCTTTCGGAGATCCCTGATTTTCTAGTGGGCATTAACTGCCAGGAAGTTGTGAAATGAAAGCCCTGTTACTTGCCACTTTGATTGCCGCCCTGCGCGCCTACATTGGCGGCGGGGTATACGACCGCATTGCCAAATTGGTGACGTTCCTGCTGGGTAGCGACATCCCTGGCCAGGAAAAAATGGATTACGTCGTGAAGACGATCAAGGCCGAAACATCCGAGCTATCGACGCAGATCATCCGCGCCGCCGCCGAAATCATCCTGCTGAAAGTCCGGCAGTGAGGCAAACCATGGACGACATCTCTGTCGATCTGCATCGCGTCAAAGATGGCTTGGGCCATCTCGATACCCGCGTCGCGGTGCTGGAAGTCAAGTCGGGTCATGTCGAGAGCAAGCTCGCCGTGGTTGGCGAGGAACTCGGGCAACTGCATCGCTCGCTCGATGCGCTCAAGGACGATATGCGCGATAACCACCTCGCTTTGCGCGACACGTTAGTCGAGCACGTTCAGGCCGAAAATGCCGGGCGGATCAAAATCCAGCGTACGTTGATCCTGATTTTGCTCAGCATCGTGGGTTCTGGCGCGGCTATTCTGTTCGACATCCTGCGCAAGGCCAACGGGCTCTGAGATGGGCGATCTCTCCAAAGATTTTTCCCGCCGCGAGTTTGCTTGCAAGTGCGGCTGCGGCCTGGCGAGCGTTAACCCGGCACTGGTAGCCATTCTGCAAGAGATCCGCGACACCTTTGACCGGCCGGTCAAGATTGCCTCGGGCTTGCGGTGCTCCAAACGCAACGCGCAAGTCGGCGGCGCCAAACGCTCGCAGCATCTGTTGGGCAATGCCGCCGATGTGCAGATCGAAGGCGTGACGCCGCGCCATGTGGCGGAATTGGCCGATGCCTTACTGGGCGGTCGCGGCGGCGTCAAAGCCTACCCCACCTTTTGCCACATCGACGTGCGGCCTGGCTACTGGCGCGGCGGACTGAACGGCCAGGATTGACGCCTTGATCGCGATACAGCCATGAAGATCAGCATCCAGTCCTTTCAAGGTATCGCCCCCAAGGTCAATCCCCGCTATCTGCCCGATGGCGGGGCGCAAGTGGCGCTCAACGTCGAGGCCACCGGGCGGTCGCTCAAGCCGCTCAAGGGGCTAGGGGCGGCGATTGGCAGCAGCTTGTTCGCCAGCCCATCGGGGGCGATTCGCACCATCTACAAGGCCGGGCAGGACGTGGCGGATACCGATAAATGGTGGCTGCGCTGGCTGACCGACGTGGATGTGTGTCGCTCGCAAATCGCCGGGGATACCGCCGAGTGGACCTTCTGGACCGGCCAGACTTATCCGCGCATGGCGACCCTGGCGATGATGCAGCAGGACCTGACCGGCAATAATTCGCGCCGTCTCGGCCTGCCGGCGCCGACCGGCAAGCTGACCCTCTCGGGTGCGGTGGCGCCGACCCCGGATACCAAGGCGGCCGAACTGACCCTCACGGCGCTGCAACTGGCGACCATGACCACGGCCTATGGCATCAAGGTGTCGGTGGACAATGGCACCACGGTTACGGCCTGTACGCTTGCCAACCAGCCGCCCTCGGCGGCCCAGGCGGTGACGGCGATCAATACCGGCGCCAGCGCCATCGTCACGGCCAGCCAGGACGGCGATGCCGTCAAGCTGGTGTCGGTGGACAAGGGGGCGAGCGTCAAGCTCTGGGTGCGCTGGGGCGAGGGCTCCGGCCAGGTGGCCAGTGCCGCGGGCACGGCGACCGATCTGGGCACGCAGGAGACGCGGGTCTATGTCTATACCTGGGTGGGCGTGCAGGACGGCCTGGCCATCGAATCGGCGCCGTCTTTGCCCCTGGAGGATGTCGGCGCCTACGCCGGCTCCACGATCTACCTGTCGCGTAGCGAGACCGCGCCCAACTCCGGCGGCTATCAGACCACCCACTGGCGCATCTATCGCGCCACGGCGGGGACCTACCTGTTCGTCACCGAACTGGCCCATAACGTCACCACCTATACCGATACCAAGGACGCCGACGCCCTGGGCGAGGCCCTGCCCAGCCTGAACTGGGAGGAACCGCCGACGCGCGGCTCCGGGGAGGGCATCAAGTATCTGCAAGGGCTGATCAACCTGCCCAACGGCATGATGGCGGGGTTCATCGGCCGGGAAATCTTCTTCGCCGAACCCTACCGGCCCTATGCCTGGCCATCGGACTATGCCCAGATCCTCGACTACCCCATCGTCGGCCTGGGGCGGATGGACACGACCCTGGTGGCGCTGACGACCGGGGTGCCGTATTTCCTGCAAGGTTCGAGTCCGGGCTACGTGACGGTGGTCAAGTCCGATATCGAGCAGGCGTGCGTGAGCAAACGCTCCATTGTCAGCCTGGGCGGGGCGGTGTTGTATGCCTCTCCCGATGGGCTGGCGATGCTGTCGAGCAACGGGTCGAAGATTCTGACCGAGGCCATCCTCAGCCGCGACGACTGGCAGGCTTTGAACCCCAGCAGCCTGCACGCCTATGGCCACGACGGCAAGTACATCGCCTGTCACGACAAGGCGACGCTCGGGGGCGTGGACTACTACGGCTTCGTGCTGGACCTGGCTTCGGGGTCCTTTATGCGCCACAACCTGAGCACTATCGCGGCGGGGTTTAGCGATCTGGTATCCGATACCCTTTATCTGGCCGATACCAGCGACCAACTGCGGTCCTGGGGCGGCGGTAGCGCCCTGCTGGGCAAGTGGCGCTCCAAGATTTTCACCCTGCCGCAGATTACCGGCTTCAGTTGCGCCCAGGTGGAGGCGGAGGCGTATGACGCAAACCTCAAGTGTCGCATCTACCGGGCCGATCCCGGCGCGCGCGCCGAACACCTGACCAGCCTGACTGGCAACGTGCTCACCAGTCGCGCCCCCTTCCGCCTGGAGGCCCAGCAGGGGCGAGACTGGGAGATCGAACTGGAGGTCAGCCAGGAAATCTTCAACCTCGCCATCGCCCAGTCGATGACCGAGATCGCGACTGCCTGAGCGCCCATACCGCGCACTGCCTGCACCGCCTACCGCCTGCCCCATGGCCGCCAACCACAACCTGCCGAGCGTCGTCTCCGACATCCCGCGCGATCTGCGCGCCTGGCTGGACCGGGCGCGCGAGACCCTGGAGCGTATCCAAGTGCAGCAGGATGGCCTGGTGGCGGCGGGCGGCGGCGGGGGAAGCGGGAGCGGCGGAGGAGGAGGCGGGACAGGCGGCGGTGGTGGCGGAGGCAGTGGCGCTCTCCCCTGCGGCGAACCGGCCTATCCGCCCGCCCCGACCGGGCTGAACGTCGTCGCGGGCTTCTCTGGCTTCGGCCTGGCCTGGGACTACCCCGCCTACTGCGGGCACTCGCATACCGAAGTCTGGGGCTGGACCGCCGACAATCAGGGGGCCGCTACCCAGGACGCCAGCACCGGGCGGCTGGGGTCTTCGACCGGACGGTCCTACAGCCACCTGACCACGGGCAGTGGCTTTTATATGTGCTTCTGGATTCGTCACGTCAACCTCAATGGCGTGGCGGGTCCGTTCAATGGCACCGGCGGCACCTGCGCGACCGCCGCCCTCGATCCCGAGTACCTGCTCGCGGAGCTGCGCGGCAAGATCACCGCGACCCAGCTTTACCAGGACCTGAGCGACCGCATCGACCTGATCGACGCCGGCGAACTGGTGGAGGGCAGCGTCTCCTACCGGCTGGCGGCGGCCCTGGCGGCCGAGGCCGATCTACGGGCGGCGGATATCGCCGATCTGCAAGCCCAGGTGTCCGACATCACCGGGGCGGCGCCCTTTGACGCCGATACCAGCTATACGGCGGGCGATCTGGTCAGCGACGACGGCAAGCTCTATCGCTGCATCCAGGACACCACCGAGTCGCCAATCGCCACCCAGGGACCGACCAACGCCAGCTATTGGACCAAGATTGGCGACTACGCCAGCCTGGGCGAGGCGGTGGCGGCCCATTCGGCGGCGATTTCGGACCTGGAATTGCTGGTGGAGGACAATGAAACCGGGGTAGCGGCCAGCGCCAGCCGCCTGGACGCCCTGGAGGCGACCGTCGATGACGCCGAGACCGGGGTCAATGCCACCGCCAGCGCGGTCGAGAGCTTGACCACCACGGTCAACGCCATGGATGGGACGGTCACGGCCCAGACCTCCAAGATCGAGACCATCGGCGCCACGGTCAACAACGCCGTGGCGGGGATGGCGATGCTCTGGTCGGCCGCGGCCAGCGAGGACGCCGCCCATACCAGCCGCATGGATAGCCTGGAAAGCGCCATCACCGACCCCACGACCGGCCTGGCGGCCAACGCCAGCGCCATCGATGGGGTCAAGACGACGGTCACCAACCAGGGCAATAGCATTACCGCCGTCTCCGGGCGGGTGACTAACCTGGAGACCAGCGTCAATCATCCCAGTACCGGCCTGGCGGCGACGGCCAGCGCCCTGGGCGGACTGACGACCACGGTCAACAATCAGGGAAATTCGATTACCGCCGTCTCCGGGCGAGTCACCAATCTGGAAACCAGCGTCAACCATCCCAGTACCGGCCTGGCGGCGACGGCGGGGGCGGTCGATACCCTGGAAGCGCGCGTCGATGCCACCGAGAGCGGCATCACCAGCCAGGCGACCCTAATCACCGCCCTCAACGCCAAGGTCAACAATAGCCAGGCGACGCTGAGCAACCTATGGTCGGCGGCGGCTACCGATAATGCGGCCACGGCCAGCCTGGTCACGCAGGTCAAGGCCGGCATCGGCGGCAGCAGTGCCGCCATCCAGGAAGTCTGGGGCGCGCAGGCGAGCACCGATGGGCTCTTCGCCCAGCAATATCTCAAGATCGATGTCGCCGGGCACGTCTCTGGCTATGGCCTGTCCACCGAGGCCCCGGTCAACGAGACCCCCAGCAGTACCTTCGGGATCAGGGCCGACAAGTTCTTCATCGCCGCTTCCTCGACGGTGAGCGAGACGGCGCCCAGCACCAACCTGTACAAGGGCAAGTGCTGGTACAAGCCCTCGAATCAGACCACCTACTACTACACCGGCAGCACCTGGAGCACCGACGCCGCGACCTACGGCATCATGCCCCTGACCGTGGTCTCCGCCCCGACCACCATCAATGGTGTGACGGTACAGCCGGGGGTCTATATCGACGGCGCGACCGTCCGCACCGCGTCGATCAAGTGGGCCAGCATCTACATGCTGACGGCGGATTGGCTTAACGTCATCAATGATTTGCGCGTGTATGGCAATCTTTACACGCGCGCCCTCGAAGTGGGCGAGTACATCCAGTCCAGCAACTATGTCGCGGGGAGCGCCGGCTGGAAGATCCACGGCGATGGCTCGGCGGAACTGAGCAACGTCACGGTGCGCGGCACGGTCTACGCCAACGCGGGCTGGTTCAAGGGCTGCATCCTGGGCGGTGCGGCGAGTCAGTACGCCTCCGGCATTGGCTTCTACGCCGGCTGGGCCGATACCTGCGCCGATTCCGGCACCTATAAATGGCGGCTCGGGACCCCCAGCGGCCAACGCGCGACCTGGGACGGCACCAACTTTTCCATCTACAACGCCAGCAACGTACTGTTGTTCAGCACCGGCAGCGGGGTCAGCGCCAGTGCCATCGCGAGCGTCAATCCCAGCGCCGTGGGGTTTCCGATCACGGCCGCCAATATCTCCACCTACATCAACGCCGCGGCCATCGGGTCCGCTTACATCGCCAACGCGGCGATTGGTACGGCGAAGATCGCGGATGCGGCGGTTGGGACATTGCAAGTCGCAAGCGGATCAGTGACCAGCATGACCTACGCGGATGGCGCAGATGTTAAAATATCAACAGTCGGTGGTGAAACAACGATAGCTACAAAAACAGTAACCATGCCTGAAACTGGCGCTACTGGGCTCGTCATCATGGGGTCAGCGATGACGTATTTTCAAGGAGGAAACGGGGCATCTGGAACAATCACGCTTAAAATATATAAAGACGGCACGCAACTAATGGGAGTGATGTCTTATTTCGCCCAGGCTATGATGCACGTTATTGCGTTTGACCCCAATCCGGTCGGTCAATGTAATTATTCACTACGAATAAAACTTGACGCGCTTGTTCCTCCAGCGACCTACGCCGACATTACAACTATAAAAATGGTATTTACAGGAGGAAAACGATGAAGCATTTGGTATTTTATGACGACGCGGGACGCATCGTGAAAGCCGAAGGCTACACGGAAGGTTTTGATGTTATCACTGAAACCGAATTGAGTTATTTGACGCTTGATGAAAAGCCTGAAATAACCAATCACTATGTCGAAGAAAAAAAGCTAAAACCTTTTCCAATAAAGCCTTCCGAATATCATGTCTGGGATTATGAATCCAAGGCGTGGCGCGCGGACGCTAACCTTGCCGTGCAACAGGCCCGCGCTAAGCGCGACCAACTCCTCGCTGCTTGTGACTGGACTCAACTTAACGATATCCCGCTCGCAACCAAAAAAGCCTGGCTGCGCTACCGCCAGGCCCTGCGCGATCTGACCGATCAACCCGGCTTTCCCGCGGAGATCCAATGGCCAACCCCACCCTAGCCGATATCCTCTGGCGCAACCAGGGCAACCTTCTCACTCCCGAGTTGATCGTCGGCTTGGTGCAAGGCGCGAACTACCTTCAGGAGCAGGCGAACGCGGCGGAACTGGCCGCGCAGCGCCTGTCCACCGCGACCGTGCCCATACCCATTCCGGGCGATTGGGTGGCGGCACCAAACCCGCGGCCGTCTCACAAGCGGCTGGTGCTGGATCAGCACGAACGGGTGGCTAACTGGGTCGCCGAGCAAACGGGCTGTAGCGCCCATGCCTGGGCGGGGTATGTCTGCCTGGGGCTGGAGGACGAGCACGGGATGCTAATCGCCGGGATAGTCTTGGAGTCATTCAACGGGCGCAATGCCAACGCGCACATCGCCGGGATCGGCCGCCACTGGATGAACCGCAACATGCTGACGAGTTTCTTTCACTACGCCTTCAATCACCTGAAGCTCACGCGCCTGACGGGGCTGGTGCCGCGCTCCAATTTCTCGGCGCGGGCCTTCGACGAGCACGCGGGCTTCAAGTACGAATGCACCCTGGTGGATGGGGCGGCGGACGGGGATCTCGATGTCCTGGTGATGCGGCGCGAGGATTGCCGTTACCTGCCCGTCAGGGACGCGGGCGATCAACCCGGCGAGCCAGCGGGCGCGACACTGACCGCCTGATGGCGGAGGAGCACGGACATGGGCGGAAAAGCCAAAGCCCCAGACTACTCTTCCCTGGCCAATGCCTCGAAAGAGGCGGCGCAGATCATGGCGGGGCTGGGCGAGAAACAGCTTGCCGAGTCGCAACGTCAATACGACCTGGCCTTTCCGTTCGTGCAGAACATCGCCAATACCCAGGCGAATATCCAGCAACAGACCGCGGATCAAGGACAGGACTACTTCAATTACATGAAGCGCACTTTCCGCCCGGTCGAGGAGCGGATGGTAAGCGATGCCCTGGCGTTCAATACCCAGGCCAAGCGCGAGGAACTGGCGCAGCAGGCCGCCGCCGATTTTGGCTTGGCGCAGCAGCAGGCCCAGGCGTCCAACGAGCGGGCCATGGCCGCGATGGGGGTCAACCCCAACTCGGGACGCTTCTCTGGCCAGCAACGGGCGAGCGCGCTGCAACAGGCGGCGGGCAGGGCCAACGCCATGACCGGTACGCGCCAGCAGGCCGAAGCCCTGGGTTACGCGCGCCTGGCCGACGCGGTGGGCATGGGCCGGGGTCTCCCCGGGGCCTCCGCGGGCGCCTACCAGGTGGCAACCGGGGCGGGCAACAGCGCGGCCAATGTCTTCCAGCAACCCGGACAGAACCTGATGGCGGGCATGGGCCAGGGGGCGCAGACCATCGGCTCCGGGCAAAGCATGTATCTGGGCGGGTTGGGGACGGCCCTCAACGCCCAGGCGCAGGTCTACGCCAATCAGTCCGATCCCTTCGCTACCATCCTGGGCGCGGGCCTGGGGGCCTTTGGTGCGTTCAAGTCATCCAAGCAGGCGAAGACCAAAGAGGGCGCGGTCGATGCCCAAGCGGTCTCGCGCCAGGTGGAGGGTATGCCCATCGATCAATGGCGCTACAAGCCGGGCGAGGGCGATGGCGGCCGTCATATCGGCCCCTATGCCGAGGACATGGCCAAGCTGGGGGCGAGCGACGGGCGCGCCATCGACGTGATCTCGGCCCTGGGTCTCAACCTAGCGGCGGCCAAGGGCCTGGGGCAGCGCCTTAGCAAACTGGAACGGCAGGGGGAGAAACGCCATGGCTGATTTCGGGACCAGTCTCTTGAAGGGGCTAACGGTCGGTGCCGCCCTGGGTAAGGGGATGCGCGAGGGCCAGGAAAACGCCGACGAGCGTGCCTGGTATCAGAACGAAGACCGTAAGGCGCGCGAGAAAACGTACAAGGCGGAATGGGAACTCAAAAATATTGAGTTACTGCAACAGAACATTCCTGAAGCGGAGTTGAACAAATACAACCCCTGGAAGCCCCTGGCGCCCGACCCCGAACCGACCTTCGGCGACCAGCTCAAGGAGTTTTTCGGCCTGGGCAAGCCCGTACCGCGTCCACCGAAATACGGCCGGGGACTCTCGGACCTGCTGGGCGGCTATGGCGACCGTGCCGGCATTGGGGGGCGCGGGGGCGCTGCGGTTGCGCCCGATGCTGCCGCCGAAGGTTATGCCCTGCCCAGTAGTGCCGAGGTGGTGCGCAACCTGGGGGTCCTTCCCGGCGGTCAAGGGTTGTTGGCCCGGAACGGAATAGGCGCTCCCGGAGCGCAAGCCGGCTGGCAACCGCCGGAACCCACCCCGCAAGGGCTGCTACTGGCGCAACGGTATGGGCCGGAAAGCGGCTTCAGCGTCCCGCAGGTGCTGGCCAGCATGGCCGTCGAAAGCGGTTTCCGTCCGGGCGCCGTCAGTCCCAAGGAAGCCCGCGGGCTGATGCAGCTCCTGCCAGCGACCTTTTCCGAGGTGATGCCCAGGGGCAACATCGACAACGCGGCCGATAACGTCAGGGCGGGTCTGGCCTATCTGGCCCAGCAGCGCGACGCCTTTGGCGGCGACATGACCCGGGCCTTGCGGGCCTACAACGCCGGACCCGGCGCCGAACAAGCCGGCAAGGCCGCGACCTATCCCGAGACCCAGCAATACGTGCAGCGCTATCTGCGTGCCCTAGAAGCCTATCGCCCTTATGCCCGGACCAATCCCGGCTTAGGAGTCGCGGCGGCCGGTCCGATGATGCGCACCTGAGCGAGTGGAGTCAGCCATGGTCAACGATCTCTCGTCCCTGTTACGCCGCGACGCTCAGGCCGGCAATCCTTTTTTGGAATATCTCGGGATTGAGCAACCGCTTTTAGCGCCATCCGCCCGCGCGGGGACGAGCCCCGATCCGACGGCCTTGGCCATGCCACCGGAGGCGATGACCTCGCCCCGGGCGGCGATCCTGGCGGCGCCACGCGCGGAGACGCCAGCAACGGCCATGCCTTCGCCAACGGCGGGTAGCCAGCCGGGCGCCCAGGGCGATGAGCCACCGCGGACGCCCTTGACGCCCAAGCAGATGGCGGAGGGCTACTGGGCCATCCGCGATCGCATCAGCGCGGACCCGGAGGTGCTCAAGCGCCTGACGCCCCGCCTGGACGACCTGAAGCGGCAAATCTACCGCCGCCAGGCCGATGCCTGGCAAGGGGGAGACCCGACTCAATCGCCTGCCAAGATCGCTGAGTACTGGCGCCACATGAGCCTGCCAGATGGGTGGCTGGGCGACCCGCCCTCGGCCTTCGAGTACGACAAGATCCGTAGCTACCTGGATGCCAATGTCGAGGGCAGCAAGAAGAAGTCGGTGGACAACTTCCTGAGCAGCTTCAACCGCGGCGACAAGGCCGGCATGGAAAAGGCCATGCGCGATGGCCAGATGGGCATACTCCCGGAAGGGGCCAAGATTCTCGCGGTGATGCCGGCCAAGGATGAATATGGCCTGCCGATCTTCCAGGCTGAGGTGCGGTTGCCGGATGGCTCCACGCAAACCTATGACAACGCCTGGGCGGCCCGCTTGCTGGGTACGGCCGAGGGCCATCTTCAGGCCAGAAAGGAGGCGGAGCAGGAGCCGTTGCGTAAGGCCAAGGACCAGGCCGCGCTACTGGAAGCGCAAGACAAGATCAAGCGCCAGCAATGGCGTCTGGACAATCCCAGCGATTTTGGAGCGGAGGACAATCTCGCCAAGCTCCAGAACGAGAACGCTACCCTGGAAGCCGAGGATAAGAATCGGCTGATGAAGTGGCGTCGCGATAATCCCGAAGCCGCCGCCGCGGCGGCCCCCATGACCAAGGACGAGGAATTTGCCGCGGAAATGCTGCAAAAACGCATCGATGCGATCTATAAAGACACGTCCCTGTCAGCCGATCAACAAGTGCAAAAAATCAAACAGGAAGAGGCACTTTGGGCGCCGAAGCTGGCACGGGTGTTTCCGCAGTTCGCGGATAGAATGCCGGCTATCTTCAAAAAACCAACTCCAGGATCGCAAACTGGCACGGCTACCCCGGAAGAACCAGTACCCGCCCCGGCACAGGGGCTGATTGAGACTGTACAAAGTCAACGCCAACGGGAAGAGGCCGTCAAAACTCGGCGCGAAGCTGACCGCAGAGGCCAGGCGACCAAGGACGCGACTTGGAACGACGCGGTAGCAACCGCCCAGAAGGCCATTGGCACCGAGCAAGGCATCGATGCGGCCTTGATGAAGCTGGATCAGGTCTATGAGTTTCTGAATGCGTCTGAAAAAGCCAACGCCGAACGTCTCGCCCGAGTTCTGATCGCCATCAATACCAGTAAACTACCGGCGAGGCGCGATTCACCATCCAACCCGGCGACGGTTACTGGAAGCGCCCCTAATAACTTGATCCCTTATCCCTGGTAAAAATCAGTTGGCCCATAAAACCCACTCAGGCGGGTTTTTTTGCCTAGTCGCCAAGCTCAAGCCGGCGCTCGATGCGGCTAACGCGACCATCCAGACGGTCGATGGCGGCTTGCTGGCGCGCATCCGTCTCATCCCCGTGGGCAAGATCGCCACGGATGCGGCTGAGAGCAAATTCCAGGCTCGCTAGACGCACCTTGATCTCGGCAACGTCATTGGCAAATTGCTCCTGGTGATCTCTCAAACGATCGACACGGGAATTTAGGATGGGATAGTGCTCAAGTAGAATAGTCTCAGCGGTAGATGACATGCAGCGCTCCAAGATAGAGTAACTGGATTACATCGCAAAAATATCACAATTACAAGTCGTTAAGATGCAATGCTAATTGCTGCGCACCTCATGGTCTAAAGCCTCGGCAACCCACTGATTTAGGCTTTTTCTTTGCGCCGCGGCGGCCTGGACAATGCTGGCGTGCAATCGGGATGGGATGCGCACGTTAAATTTTCCGGAAAATGCCTTGAACGGCTCAATACCCGCGTCGCGGCACGCATCCATAAACACCTTCAGCGACAACGCGCCCTCGCGTTTCAGGCCGGACACGTCGGCAGCGTAAAAATCCGCGCCCCCATTCAGCCCCACAAACTCACCGCGAAACTGATCAAGGTCGGGGTCGTAAGTAATCACGGCGTTGACGCCGTTGATGGTCATCTGATTGATCATGGGTGTACGCCATTCGATTTTAGCCAGTCACGCACGCAGGCCACCGCTCCCTTGTCGGTAGTGGGCGATGGGTGCGGGCGGTGAAACACGCGCACCTCACCCCCAAACACTACGCATACCCTGGAGCCCTCGCGTTCGCTGATCGTAGCGCCCAGTTCAAGAAACAGCCTCTCGATGTCTCTCCAGGGGATGCTGGCGCTCACGGGGTGCGAGAACAAGGCTTCCAGCGTTTTTTGGTGCCTGCTTTTCATGCGTAAATGGTACTAAAAAATGGTACGTCTGGCAAGCAAGAAGACGGAGGACCGCCATTCGGGGCAAGCGAGTTTTGATCGGCAGGCCGTTACATGCTAATCGCCAGCCGACAATGGGCGCATCGTTCTTCAAGGAATAGCGCCCATGCCTACCCGCAGTTGGCAAGAAGTTGCCGCCCTTCCCGAGTTCAAGGCCCTTGACGCCGCTCAACAGGAAGACTTGCGCAACGAGTATTTTCACTCGGTCGTAGCTCCTTCTATCCCCCTGTCACAGATCGACGCCGAGCGGGTTAAGTTCGACGCCGAAACCAAGCCCCCCGAGCGCAATACCTGGTGGGGTTCGGATACGGTCGATCTGGTTCAGAAGGCGGCTATAGAGACAGGCGCCGGCACGGCACGTTTTCTGGGTATCACCCCTGTCGCCGATTATCTCCAAGAGAAGGCTGACTATCAGACCAAGCAGCTTTCGCCGGAGATGGCGGCGAGCATGGAGAAGCCACTGTTCTCCGGTGAGGGCGACTATTACTTGGGTGAGGGCGCGAAGGACTGGCGCACATGGCTAGGGACCGGGGCGCAGCTTGTCGGTGGACAGTTGCCACTGTGGGCGGTGGGAGGACCCGCTACGGCGGGGCTGCGCAGTGTACTGGGGATGGGGGCGGTGGCCCGAGCGGCCATGCCTGCCCTGGAGCGCGCGGCCGTCGAGAAGCTGGTAGCACAAGGCGTCTCGGCCGAACGCGCGGCGATCATGGCCAAGCCTCTGGCGGAGAAGCTGGCGATGCAGGCCGCGCCCGATGCCTTGCGCGAAGGGGCGGCCCTGACCGGCGGCTATGGCCTGGCCGAGAGTTTAGCCAGCGCGGGCGGCACCCAGGCCCAGGTGCTAGGCGAGGTACGCCAGGCGCCCATTCAGCAGCTCATGAGCGACCCTGACTTTCAGGAGGCGCTTCAGGAGAGCAATGGCGACGAGCAGGCGGCACGGGAACTGTATGGCACGCGACTAGGCCGCACGGCCGGTCTTAAGACCATGCTACCGGTTGCGGTGATGGGTGCTTTGGGTGGCAGGTATATCGACGATTTATTGCGCGGAACGGGGGCTGCTACCCGGTTTGGAAATTCTTGGCGGACCGGGCTTAGCGAGGGCAGCACGGAAGGCGGTCAGGGACTGGCTGAAGTTTATGCCCAAAATACCGCCGCCCAGCAGTATGATCCTAGTCGCGAAACTTGGAAGGACTTGATTCCGCAAACCTTGGAGAACGTCGTTCTTGGCGGCGCCTTAGGCGCTGGGATCGGGTTACTTGGACGGCCAAACCGCGACGTTGGCACCCTGGAGCGGGCGGAGAACGCCGGCGCCCAGGCCCATCAGGCCGGCCTGAATACGGAGCCCCCGCCATCGCCCGAGGAACTGGCGCGGCAGCAGCAGGCGGAGGATCAGCAGCGCGCGGACGCCTTGAGCCAGCAGCAGGAGATCATCCGGCAGCAGGAAGAGGCCCGGCGCCAGCGCTGGGTGGAGGAGGAAAAGGCGCGCCAGGAGGCGGAGAGGACCCGGCGCGAGCAACTCAAGACCCAGCGGGAAGCGGAGAAGCTGCGGCAGCAGCAGGCCAAGGCGGGGATGGCAACTGGCAATGACGACCAGGGTCAGGCCAACACTCCACCCGGCCAACCGATCCTCGGCGATCCCCTCAATCCGCTCCTTTCCGGGACCCGGCGGGTAACGTCCGCCGCCGATCAGCAGGCAGGTACTACCCCAATTTCGGCCACTGGGGAAACCACGCCCACGTCCAGCGCTCCCGCTGAGATAGACGGCGTGCCCGCGGAAACGGAATGGGAAGCCCAGCCCGCGGTCGAGAACCGCACTCTCTTTAGAGGCCAGTCGGTGCGGGTCCAGCGATATCGTTCCAAGGACGGGCGCTATGAGATGCAAGTCGCCTTCGACGAGGAGACCGGAGAAGACCTCGGGCCTCCCCGTTATCGCGACCTGCAACCTGGCCAGTCCACGCCGAAGACGCCGCCGACTGCGCGCTCGGTCGTGGCCGAGATGGGGATTGGCCCGCCTCCGAGCACGGGCAGCGTCGCCGCGGCGCCACCCGCGCCCACTGGCAAGCCGGCCCCCGAGGACGATGTCTGGTCGGATCAGCCCGAGATGGAAGAGGCTTTCGACCTTCCCGACGGATTGCGCGGGCGCGATGGCCGCCAGTATCCGCCCGGCCAGTACCGCAGCGTGCGCGTCCCTTCGCGGGATGGACGCTGGGATCTCAATCTAGATATCGGTCCCAACGGAGAACCGATCGATCCGACCGTCACGCCACGCCAGCCAGGCGCCACTACGGCTCAGCCCCCGGCAGGAACACCCCAGCAAAGCCCAGGGATCATGCCGAGCGCCACGCTAAGCGCTCCTCCTGGCTCAAACCAGGAGTCGCGGCCCGAACAGAAAACACCAACTCCTCCGGAGACACCCCCTTCATCAACCACCAAGGAGCAAGCCAATGCCCTGCAAACCCAAGACCCGCGGCAAGCGGCCAATGCCCCGCCCGCCCCGCTAGGGGTGCAACCTGGCCAGGGAGGGCCAGCAGCAACGCCAGTCCCTCAACCACTTTCACGGGAGCCAGCCAATGCCGGCACGGTACGAGAAGATCAGGAACCAGATAGCGGGGAAGGCCAAGGTGGACAGCCCGGCCTACAACCGGGCGCAGTCAAAGGCGGCGGCCATCGAGAACGCCCTGCGCAAAAAAGAAGGCAAGCCACCGATGCGACCCAGCCGGGGCCGGTAGCGGGGACGACCGCAACCGCGCCAAGTATGACGACGGCGCCAGCGGAGTCTGAAGGTCCGCCCTCTGACCTGGTGCAGGTGGTAGACGGCTATGGCAGGGTCTATCGGGTACGCCAGCGGGATCTCGATCAACCAGAACGGACCCTCTTGCCTCTCTATGACCAGCAGGGCAGACCCAAGGACCCCAATCGCAAACTGCACCGCGAGAATATCGTCGCCGATCCGCAAGCGGTGCCCCGTTACCGGACGCGGGAGGCCCTCCAGCGCGGCGGCTACCAGATGCGCCAGACGGTACGGTCAGCCGAACAGGAGCAGGCCCTGCATGGCAACGGCTTCCGCCCGGTGTTGCTGGCCGAGGATGGCCAGTGGGAGCTGAACCCCTGGGAAGGTATCTGGGCCAAGCCGAAGAAGGGCGCCTGGGGCGAGTTGCGTCAAGCGCAAAGAAGCCCGGATCAGCCAGGGGCAACCCAAGCGGAAGGCGGTGGCGTAACAGCAACGGAGACGCCTCCTGAGCCAATAACCAGGCCGGCGGAAAGCGCGCTTCCTCCCGGCCTACGGATCAACGAGGCCCGCCAGATTTCCGCCACCAGCACCGATCCGCGCGAAGCCGGGAGGGCAGGCGAGTGGACGGCGGTCGTGGTGCGCGAGGCACCTTGGAAGTCCGTCAGGGCTTTCGGGGGCACGCGCGAGGAGGCGATTGCGAACGGGGTCAACCTGCTTGCCCCTGAGACTCCTCCCGGTCCAATGGCCACCGAAATACCGGCTGCGCCAGTTACGCCGTCCGAACAATCGGTAGCGACGGCTGGCGAAGCCTTGCCAACAAATGAGCCGGCCAGGCGCCGTAAACCTGCCAGGGCGCGTTTACCCGAAACAACCGCCAACTTGCCAACGCCGCAAGAGGGAGCGGCTACACTTACTACCGAGACACCACAACCAACGGCATTGCAAGCGGAAACGCGGCCAACGGCCGAGGTAGGTCAGGCCGCCGCTCCTGGCACGGAACCGACAGCGACGGCGACGCCAGCGGCGGATGCCGCACCCGAGACGCCCGCGGACTGGGGCGCGAACAATACCCTGGTGTCGCGCGAGCGGGCCGAGGAGTTGCGCCGGCGGCTGAAGGCCAAGCTGGGGCAACTGAACGCTGGACTGGACCCCGAGGTCCTGGCCATCGGCACCGAGCTGGCGGTGTTTCATATCGAGGCCGGGGTACGGCGTTTCGCCGATCTGGCGCGCCGGCTGGCGGCGGATCTGGACGAGCCCCTGGAGCGCTTGAAACCCTATTTGCGCTCCTGGTATAACGGCGCCAGGGACATGATGGAGGACTCGGACCTGGACGTGGCCGGCATGGACGACCCGGCCCAGGTGAAGAGCCAACTGGAAACGTTATTTTCGACCGATGCGAAGACCCAACAGGAGACCAGGAATGACAACCGCGCAGTTCGAGTCGGAGATCAGGCGCCACTGGAAGAAGTGGCTGCCCCGGAAATGGAAGGAGCTGGAGGCCAGCGGGCGGATGGGGGCCGAGATCCTGGCCGTGGCGCAGATGGCCAACCAGGAGAAAATGCGGCTGATGCGGGCCGGCTACCAGGAGCACGAGGCCGACGAGGTGGTACGCCACGAGTATATCCTGCTGAAGCCGGAGCCCAAGCTGAGGGCGCCCCGGGCCAAGGCGCCCGCGGCCGCCGGGGAGGGCGCCGGCGCTCAGACCTAGGGCCGGAGACCCCGCGGCCGACCGAGGCCCTGCAAGAGGGCGATCTCGGGTCGGCGCGCATCGATGGCGTGCCGGTGGCTCCGCCGGTCATCCCGGCGCGCAACTTCACCATCACGGACGAGCTGGCCCTCGGCGAGGGCGGCCAGGTCCGCAAATACAACGACAACATCGCGGCGATCCGCATCGTCAAGACCCTGGCGGCGGAGAAACGGCGCGCCACGCCCGAGGAACAGGCGGCCCTGGCGCGTTACGTCGGCTGGGGCGGCATCCATCAAGCCTTCCCCAATCCCGAGACCAGGGAATGGGCCAAGGGCTGGCAGGCCCGCGGCGAGGCCCTGCGCGAGCTGCTGGGAGGAGAGAACAGCCCGGAGTACCGCACGGCGCGGCGCTCCACCCAATACGCCCACTACACCAGCCAGGCGGTGGTGGAGGCGATGTGGAACCTGGCGGAGCGGTTGGGTTTCCGCGGCGGCCTGTTGCTGGAGTCGGCGGCGGGCATCGGCAATTTCCTCGGCCTGATGCCCCCGGAGCTACGCGGCGAGACGCGCGCGGTGGCGGTGGAGATGGACGGGATCTCGGCGCGCATCCTGGCGGCCCTCTACCCCCAGGCGGCGGCGATTCATTCGCCCACCAACAAGCTACCGATTGCCCCGGGCAGTTTCGATCTGGCCATCGGCAATCCGCCCTATTCCAGGACCGGGGTGCGCTGGCAGTACAAGCCAGGCATCAATCGCTTCTCCCTGCACAATCAGTTCGTCCTGGCGGACCTGGAGGGCCTGAAGGCGAACGGGCTGTACGTGGGGGTCGTCACTCACTATCTGCTCGATGCCCAGGACCCAGCGGCGCGGCTGGAGATGGCGGCCCAGGCGGAGTTTATCGGCGCGATCCGCCTGCCGAATACCGCCTTCGAGGCGAACGCCCTTCCCGAGGTGGTGACGGACCTCCTGGTGTTCCGCCAGCGCACGGGTGAAGAAGAACA